GAATTAGCCTGTAAGATTCAGGCAGCAAGATTATTTGTTAGAAAGCAATCTCCGTTTGGTATTGCAGGCTCTGTAGAATTAGGAACAGTTCGTCTTAATTCTCGCCTTGATCCAGATGTTGAGATGTTGCTAAAGACATTCCGTAGAAACTTTGGTCTTGCATACTAATGATTAATATTAATGGCGTAAGAGACGCACTCAAAGCCAACCTACAGACAATAACAAACTTGAGAGTCTATGACTTGATTCCAGATGTTGTTGTTCCACCATGTGCTGTAGTTGGACAATTAGATTTCACATTTGATGTTGACAACCAAAGAGGCTTAGACCAAGCATCTGTTGATGTTTATGTGATTGTTCAAAGAATATCAGAAAGAACAGGACAAGACAAACTTGATTTATTTTTGGCTGGAAGTGGTAGTGGTTCAATCAAAACTGCTTTAGAGTCAGATAGAACATTAGGTGGCCTTGTTGATACACTCAGAGTTATAAGTGCAGACAGTGGTACTTACACATCTGGTGAGCAATCTTTCTTATCATATCGCTATAACCTCACAATTTGGGGCTAAGGAGAATAATGGAATATACAGTAATCTCAAACACAAAAGTTTGCGGTAAGGTAAAAGATGAGAAACTTACCAAAGATGATATACTTAGTGCAGGTGGAAATGTTGAACATCTTCTTGCAGCAGGACATATCGCAGCCGCAAATGCAGCAAAGGTAGCACCAGCAGTAAGAGAAGTACCAGCACCACAGCAGGAAGAATATTTTCCTGTTTTTAACTCAGTAAATAACGAACAAGGAGAATAATAACATGGCAAGAATAGTATTAACGAATGTTGAAGTGACAATTGGGGCAGTAAACCTCTCAAATCACATCGCATCAGTAACGCTTGGAAGCACATATGATGTAATTGAGACCACTGCATTTGCAGGAGTCACAGGAGCATCAGGAAATGTTCCAGCAGCAGCAAAGACTCGCACAGCAGGACTTGTTGATAACTCAGTAACATTTGAGTTTCATCAGGATTTTGCAGCATCGCAAGTAGAAGCAACAATTTATCCACTATTGGGTACAGAAGCAGTAGTTACTGTACAACCAGAATTTGGAACAGCAACAACAGTAACAAATCCTCTATACACATTTACAGCAGTTGTTTCAGAATGGACACCTCTAAATGGTGCTGTAGGCGAACTAGCCACTGCATCAGTTACATGGCCAATCACTGGTCCTGTTGTAAAGACAACATCGTAATAGGATAACAAATGGCAAAAATAGTCTTAACAAATGTCAAGGTACAACTAGGTGCATCGTCTGCAACACTATATGATCTTAGTGATCATGTAACTTCAGTGCAATTGTCTACTGTCCATGACCTTTTTGAGACTACAGTAATGGGAGATGTTTCAAAAAGACAACTCGCAGGTCTTGCTCAAAATACAGTAAGTTTTGATTTTCAGCAGGATTTTGATACCAATGAAGTAGAATCAGTAATATATCCACTAGTAGGTACTGTGGCTTACTGTAAAGTAAAGCCAAATGCATCTGCTATTACAAGCACTCAAAATCCAATATACGAATTTGAAGTGGTTATCTCAGAATGGCAATCACTATCTGGAGGAGTTGGTGAACTATCAACTGCAAGAGTTTCGTGGCCCATTTATGGAGATATAACAAAAACAACAACCTAATTGAAAAGGGGCAAAAAATGGACGGACTATACATAAAGGTAAAAACAACAGATGGAACTGAAGGAACATATCCTTTGAGACCAAAAACAATTGTTGCATTTGAACAAAAGTTTAACAAGGGCTTTGCTAAACTACTTACAGAGGATCAGAAACTAGAGCATGTCTATTTCTTGGCACATGGTGCCTTGAGAGATGCAGGCGTAGTTGTAAAACCCTTTGGAGAGGCTTTTCTAGACACTCTAGAAGCAGTTGAGTTAGCAAGCGACCCAAATTCAGAATCCACAGAAACAGCCTAACCTATACGATAGCAATGATTTCTGTGGAGACTGGATTATCTCCAAATGATTTACTTGATGCTCCAGACGGAGTACTTGAGGCAATCACGATTTACCTTAAAGAACGAGCAAAGGAAGCGAACAGGCAATGAGTAAAGATGCGATAGTGTTAACTGGTTTAAAGGAAACACTAAAAGCATTGGGTGACTTTGATAAAGATGCAGTTAAAGAATTTACCAAGGTCATAAATAAAGAATTGTCTTCTGTTAAAAAGGAAGCACAAGGATTTGTTGAATCAACACCACCACTAAGTGGTTGGGCCACTCAGCCTGCTCGTAATCCTCGTTCTCGTGGTGGTGTAGGATGGCCTGCATGGGATCAAAGTGCAATTAAGCAGGGTATCTCAACCTCAAAGTCTGAGGGTAAAGTAAGAAAAGACTACACTACCAGCGCAGGAGCAATAAAGAATAAGTCTGCTCCAGGTGTTATTTATGAATTAGCAGGTAGAAAAACTAGAGGTAATGGTACCTTTATTAAGAATTTAGAAGGACAAGTAGGAAATGCTTCTCGCTTAATCTGGAAAGCAGTAGATAAAAATAAGACCAAGATTGAGCAAAATATTTACGATGCTTTAGAAAAAGCAAAAGCAACATTACAAAAAAACTTAGATAAGGAGACAATGTAACATGGCCACAGGTGCAGTAGTTGCCAGAATTCTGTCTCAGTACTCTGACAAAGGATCCAAACAGGCTCAAAAAGATATAGCAAAACTTGGTAAAAACATTGATGCTTTTGGTAGAAAAGCAACAAAAGCCTTTGCTGCAGCAGGTATAGCCTCTGTTGCCTTTGCTGGTAAACTTGCAATAGATGCAGTTCAAGGAGCAATGGCAGAACAAAAGCAGTTGGCTTTGTTAGCAACTGCTCTTCGTAACAGTGCTGGAGCAACAGATTCTGCAATTGCAGCCAACGAAGCCTATTTGGATAGTTTAGAACTACAGGTTGCAATTGATAATGATCAATTAATTCCTGCCCTACAGACATTAGTGGTTGGCACAGGAAACTTGGCAAAGTCTCAGCAACTACTTTCATTAGCCACAAATGTTGCAGCGTATTCAGGAAAAGACTTAGGTCTTGTTTCAGTAATACTTTCAAAAGCCTATAATGGAAATACTGATGCATTAAAAAAATTAAATATACCTCTTAGTAAGGCTGCTATTAAATCAAAAGATTTTGCAAAGATACAAAAAGAATTAACAGAAGAAACTAAGGGTGCTGCAGCAGCAGCAGCCAATACTTTTGCGGGAAGATTAGAAAGACTAAGACTAGAATTTGGACAATCAGCAGATAAGATTGGATATGCACTACTACCAGCATTAACAAATCTTGTTGGGAAAATATCAAAAGATGTCGTTCCTGCACTTCAAAAGTTTATTAGATTAAATGGCGACGATATGGTCAGAGCCTTTGATGCTTCAATAGTTGCCATTGAAAGAGCAGCAAGAGCAATGGTTAGTATTACTAAGTTTATAAAAGAATTTGAGTTTGCTCTTAAAATTCTTGGTGGAGCAGTTCTCACAGTAATGGGATATCTAAAACTATTAGCAGCAACAACGACAGTACTAGGTTTTCTTTCATTTTTAACTACTAGCGTAAAATTAGCCAAAGCAGAAATGATGTTAATTGGACCTGTTACTCAAACTGCAGGTGCAAACTTTGCCATCATGGGTGTAAATATTGCAAAATTAGGATCAGGGTTAAGAGGGTTTAAAAATGTTCCTGGCATAATTGGCAAAATAACATTTGCTATGGCAGCGTTAAATGTAGCCCTATTGCCCTCTGCAAAAATAATTTTAGCAATTACTATAGCAGTTGGTGCACTTTATGCAATTTATAAAGCAGTAGAATGGGTAGCCAAGAAGTTTGCTGCAACTGATAGAAGAAGGGCTGCAGATAAACAGTTACAAATAAAAGAAGAAATTGCTGCTGGTCAAAGACTTGCTGCTAGTTATGATAGCCTTGAAGTAGCAAAACAAAAAGCATTTGAGAAAAACAAATCACAGCAAGATGTGATTCTTTCTGGGTTTAAGCGTATTGAAGAGCAAGTTAAAGATGCTAATGCTTTAAACAAGAAGAATACTATAGATGCAGCAAGACAAGCAAGAGACGCTGCAGAAGAAGCAGCAGCCTATCAAAAGAAACTTCGCATCCAAGGAATGGAAAGAGCAGGAGCAGCAAAACTTGCACTCTTTAATAGAAAGATGCTTACAGATGAAAAGAAGATGCTTGTTACTCTGGGAGCGATTAAGAAGAACAATGCTAAGTTAGATAAGCAAGGAATTAAACTCACAGATCCTGATGAGATGACTGCTATCCAAATGGAAGCAATTTATCAGAACCTTCTAAAGGGTGGCAAAGTAATTCTTGCAGAAACAACTAAGGCACAAAAAGCATTAGATGATTTAAAGATAAAAGCAGCACAAGAATATAACCTTCTGCTAACTCGTCAACAGGATATCCTAAAAGCATTATCTGGTGACAACAAAGTTACAATTGAAGAAGTTGGCCTACTTGCAAAGCAATGGGGAATGGGTGCAGAGGCTGCACAGTTCTATGTAAATCAAGTTTTGGCAATTGGTAATGAGACGATAGACACTGACGAAATAGAAAGACTTGCTTTAATGTGGTACGGAAACACAGGAAAGTCTGCAAAAGAATCAGCAGAAAAGTATTTAAACTTTTTAAATGAAATAAATAAAGGCAACGGAACTATAAGTGCTGAAGGAATTAAGAAGTTAGCACTAAAGTGGTTTGGTAGCGATGGCGAAAGCGCAACAGAGGCAGCCAGAAAATATGAACAAGCAGTTCTTGCTTTAAAGGATAACAATCTTGGCAGAGATGAAGTTGCACTTCTTATGGATCTTTGGGGTGAAAGTGCAGATGCAGTAGCAGCGTACCTTCTTGAAACTAAGATTCCATTTACTGTTGCAGAAGATGCTAAGGTTATGTTTAGTCCGTCAATTATTGCATTAATAGCAGCAGGATGGAATGCAGCAAAGACTGCACTTGAAAATTATCTTAACGCTGCAAAGAATGCGTCAAAAATAGTTATTCCAGTTGCTCCAGTTATTCCAATTTTTCCTCCAGGTGGCACTCCAGGTGGAAAGCCATTCGTACCTAATCCTATACTTCCAGGATATGGTTCCAGCAAAGATGACAAAGACGCTAGAGATATAATTAAACCTGACTATAGTGGTGATGACGGAATTGCAAGACGAGCAGCAGCAGCAGGATTAGCAGCCAAGATTGCAGCAGAGAAAGCAGCAGCAGAGGCAGCAGCCAGAGCAGCGTCAAGTCAAGGAGATGCATTAGCAAAGTTTAAAGCAAAAGAAGCAGCAGATCTAGCAAAAGAAATAGCAGCCCAAGCAGCACAGGCTGCAGCACAAGCAAATGCCTTGGCAGGTTTTAGAGCAAAAGAAGCATTAGAGGCAGCAGAGGCCCAAGCGAATGTAGCAAGTGCAGCAGCAGATGCAATAGCAAGACAGGCATCAGCATTAGCAGCGTTTAAAGATAAAGAAGCAAGAGATTTAGCAGCAGCACAGGCTGCAGCAGATGCAATGGACTATGATGAAAGATTTAGACATATGGCAGCCCAAGGAGTTATGTCTTCAGCAGGAGATACAGGATTTAAAGGTCTTCAGGCTAGTGGCAATACAACAGTTAATCTAACAGTTAATGGCTCTGTGTCAACTGAAAATGACTTAGTTCAAACAATTAGAACAGGACTATTGCGTGGTCAGTATAATGGTCAAACACTAACGCTAGAGGCAATATAAAATGGCAGCACCAGTATTAAAAGTAGAAATTGATCTTGCTAATGGTCCATCATTTTCATATCCTCTTATTCTTAACAACCTTAGTTATGGAATATTAGATATAAATACTTTAGGAGATCAGGCTGCAAACATTATAGACATTAGTGATATGGTTATGAAATGCTCTACTCGTAGAGGCCGTAACCGTATCCTTGCTAACTTTGAGGCTGGTTCTGCGACGGTAACGATAAATGATCCTAACTCAGACTTTAATCCTCAAAACACAGCATCACAATATTACCCATACCTTATCCCATTACGCAAGATAAGAATATATGCAGAAACTACTGATGGAGGAAATCCAGTAGAAGTAAACCTTTTTGCTGGATATATTACTTCTTATGACACAGGATTTTACTCAGGAGTTTACGATACCTCTACAGTAACTCTACAATGTGTTGATGGATTCCGTCTTCTAAACAATGTTTCTACTGGTGCTGATCCAATCCCTGGATGTACAGCAGGTCAATTATCTGGTACTAGAGTAAATGAAATATTAGATTTTGCAAACTGGCCAGGATCTCAAAGACTTGTAAATCAAGGAAATTCTACAATGCAGGTAGATCCAGGTCAAGCCAGATCAATTCTTGCTGCAATTCAAACCGTTGAACAATCTGAGTTTGGTGCTTTCTTTATGTCAAGGGCAGGAAAAACCACTTTTCTTGAAAGATATACACTTTCTAAAAGAGCAGCACTAGCACCAAGATATTATACAGATACACCAACTAGTCCAACACAGTTTACATACGCAAATCTTGACTTTGCATTTGATGATCAATTAATTCTCAATGATGTTACAGTTACAAGAAATAACGATGGAGTTGGTCCTGCTCTTCCTCAGAATTGGGACAATGCAGCAAGTAAGTTAAAGTTCTTTACTAAATCTGGTCAAAGAACAGGAATTCTTGTACAAGATGATACAGAATCCTTAAATCAAGCACAGACTCTTGTGACTGCTCGTAAAAATGCAGAACTCAGAATTGAATCTTTCACAGTAAACATGTATGCAACAACAAGTGAAGCAAACTCACTTATTAACTTAACTTCAGATATCTATGACCTTGTTTTTGTTAGAAAGTCAATGTCTGGTCCAACACCAAATACCATGGAGCAAGAACTATTTATTCAAGGCGTTCAACATGATATCACTCCAACAACCTGGAACATCAAACTGTTGACTGCTGAGCCTTTAATCCAGGCTTTTATCCTTGATTCAGACGATATTGGGTCAGACCCAGTTTTTCAAGGACAAGGTATACTTGGAGATACCGTTCCACAAAACACTAATGTACTATCATACTAAAGGAGAAAAATAATGCCATCAAACGCTGGTTATCACTTGTTCAACACAGGTGATGTTTTAACTGCAGCCCAGGTTCAATATAACCTGCAGAATCAATCAATCATGTTCTTTGCGACCTCTGCTGCAAGAGACTCAGCACTAACTGGTGTACTTCAAGAGGGCATGTTTGCCTATCTTGCTGATACAAACACAACGGTTTACTATAATGGTACTTCCTGGTTGTCTCTATTCCAAAACCAGGTTCTTACCTCACCAAAAGAGCAGGCTGCTATATCAGCAAGTGCCGTTGCAGATCCAACAAATATTGATGTATCTACAGCATCTGTACAGATAACTACAGGAGCACCTGCTGCAGACTTTACATTAAATGTTAGAGGAAGTGCTTCAGTTACCCTTGATTCTTTGATGGCAGTAAATGATTCTATTACTGTTACCTTTGAATGTCTAAACGGTGCTGGAAACATCTACTATGCAGATACCTATCAAATTGATGGAGTTGGTGTTACACCTAAATGGTTAGGTGGAACTGCACCAGCAGCAGGATTTGCTTCCTCTGCAAATGTTTACATGCTTCAGATCAGAAAAACTGCTGCAGCAACATTTACATGCAT